GGTGAAGAAGTGATGTATGTGGATATGACCAGAGAAAGGTTAGAAGACCTTTACAAAGAAGATAAAGATTGATATACTAAGAGGGTTAATCGCCCTCTTTTTTTATGATTGGAAAACTAGATGTGGATGAAGACGTTATGGATGATTCTCTAATTGCAAAAAGAAAAGCAGCGGCAGTTATGAAGACAGTCTCTGGTAAACTGTCAGATACAATTGCAGCACTGGGTTGGGATTGTTATGATGATGTTGATGTAGAAATTGGTGGCACATCAGTTTATGAGATTGATGGTGCTGGTACTAAGTGGGCACCTGTAAAGGGTACTCGTAAGTACAACAAAGATGCATTCATTATCATCAAGAACCGAGACCGTAACCCTACGGTTCCCTCAGAACCATTTGGTGAAGGAGAGTTCAAACCTGCTCATCCACTTATTGAAAAATGAAAGGGTTCTATTCAGTGTTCAATCCCAGAGGTGAAAAAATTGCCGACTGTGGTATCGAAAGAGATGCAGTCAATCTTATTGGTATGAGAAATCGTCGATGGGATGGACACTATTATCAATTTACCCCTCTTCCTGGAGACATTATTGATGTTTCCAACAAACAGATCACCACAAAAGAGGTTGAATATATTGAAGTTGGTGGACAAACCATTTCTATACAACAACTACCTCCTAAATAAATTTTAAAAGATTTCATTATGGTATTTACAGTATATTCAAAAGACGGTTGTCCTTATTGTACAAAAGTTCAACAGGTATTAAAATTAGCAAAGTTAGAACACGTTGTGTATAAACTTGGAGATGACTTTGACGTAATTGAATTTTATGATAAGTTTGGTCAAGGTTCTACATTTCCTCAAGTGATTGTAGATGATAAATCTATCGGTGGCTGTATGGAAACAGTCAAGTATTTAAGGGAGCAAAAACTGGTCTAATGGATAGTAACTTTCACGAAGTCTATAACGATGTAGAGAAAGCAATTGATTATGCTTTTGAGGGAAAGTTTGTTCTCAAATTTTACGATTATCTAAAAATTCGTAAAACAAAGAGAGACGAAATCAATCAGTTCATTGAAAGTTCCACTGCCACTGAAATCAGTAATCTTGTTATTGATCTCGAAGAATATCTTGAAGGTGGTAATGACAGTGTTCACAAACAATTGCGTGAAGGTTATGGACACATTCCAAAACCACAAGCAAGAAAAATTAAAAATTACTTGTGTGGTATTTTAGAAGACGCTGGGAGATACAGCAATGACAAACGACCAGGAAGAAAAAGAAAGCAAACTAAATAAATCAAGAACCGAGATCAATCGGGGCATTGAATTATTACTTCGTAAAAGGAGGACGAAACCAGAACCACCAAAAACTTTTCAGATAAAGTTTGGTAAAATGGTCTCCTTCTTCCGCAGAGAGATTGTTTTACACCTGAATTTTTATCTGGACATCAGGAAAAAATAGTCTCTGGAGGACAGGAAGATGTTAGCAGTAACACTTACCATTAGTACACTCGTTTCAATAATGTTCTTTTTTGTTGGCGGTGTGGTAGGATGGTTGGCAAAGGAACATTTTTATACTTCAAACGTTGCGTTTATTCATCCAGAGATGTTTGATGAAAATGGAAATGTTCTCCCCGATGAAATTTTAGCAGTAAGATTTGAAAACGATTATGACTACGACGAAGACGAAGACGACAACTAGAAAAAAAGCAGGACCTAAAAAGGAAGTTCAACTTCCACCTAATCCTTTTATTCATGAAGTTCTTGAACTTGCATCAAAGCAACGTTCAAAAGCAAAGAAGGTTGAAATTCTGAAGCAGTATGAAGACCCTTCTATCAAGGCAATCTTCATTTGGAACTTTGATCCCTCTGTGATTTCTGCAGTTCCTGAAGGTCCTGTTCCTTATAAAGAGAATGAAGTTCCTGTTGGAACTGATCATACATCTCTTCGTAGAGAGTATAAGAACCTCTATCACTTCATCAAAGGTGGTAATGATGGTCTTTCTTCTTTGCGTAGAGAGACTATGTTTATTCAACTTCTTGAGGGACTTCATCCTAATGAAGCAGAAATTATTTGTCTTGTAAAGGATAAGCAACTTCAATCCAAATATAATATTAAGGAGGATGTTGTGAAGGAAGCATATCCTGATATTTTGTGGGGAGATCGTTCTTGATGGCAAAAGGTTTAAAGGTAATCAACGCCGATTGCGATCCCACTCTTTCTGAAGATAAATCGCTACCAAGTAACGCATATCTTGTTGAATATATTCAAGATGATGTTACTCATTTTGATATTGTAACTTGTCAAAAAATGGTAGAAATTTTCGACGAATACTACGATAAGTATAAAAAAGATCTTATTAACATTACCCAAACAGAGGGAAGAATTAATCCTAAACTTTGGGGTTACAGTAGTCCCGATAAGAAAAAGAAATGAAGGATGATGAATTGAGAGAGCAGATTAACGCTCTCATTCGTACCGAAATTCAAGATGTCATCAATGATTATGTTGATGAAACTGAGAACCAAGTATTCCGCATGGAACAATCTGGTCTCGGATTTGTTGAATCTGAAGATGACAAAGAATTAAAAGTGAATATTTCAAATAAAGAAGTGGACCTTCTTATTAAAAAATATAAGAAAATGAAAAAAAGCGAGCGTTCAAACTTAAGTCACATTAAGAAACTCGACGCTTGACAAGTGTTTTAAATAGTACTATGATCTCAACATGTAATTTTTAATCATGTATAAACCATACTCACCAGAGTGGCACAGATATAGATATCTGAAAGAAGCCATTGATAAGTACATTGATGACTATGTTGAGAACGATATCATCATGAAAGATATCGTTACTATTATTGGTGAACGTCAGGAAACGGCGCACAAAGAGTATCTTAAATTAGAAGATTTAGAACTTAGAATCCGAGAGTAACTTATGCTTTCTACCGCCTACAGACTCCGATTGGAGTCCATTTGCCGTTGCATCGCAAACAAAGAAGAAGTTCCTCTAGAAGATATGATCTGGGCAGAAAAACTTGCCAAGGCACATACTCTCGCGAGAGACTGGTTACAAAAAGCACGTCGTCAAGCATCACAGGATATCCAAGAGGGTAGCACTGATGATTTTCTGAATAGGATGGGGTTAGGAGACCCCGACCCATCCAATCATAAAACGGGGTTTGAAAGTGCTGATGAAATTGTAGATTGGTTTAATAGAGACAAACCTGACGACTGGAGGCAGCGTGACTAAATTTTTAATGTTCACAAAAGAATCTTGCGGACCATGTGGTCTTGTAAAAAGATACATTACTGCTCTCAAAGATTCTCGCGAGAGTGTTATTGAAGAAGTCTATCTTGAAGATGTAAGTGATGTTCCTATTCCCGAAGAGAATCTTGCACTTGCCAAGAAGTATGGTGTGACTGCTACTCCTGTTCTTGTCATTACTGACGATAATGGAGAACTTTTAGAAACTTACATTGGTGGTCTACCCATCACGCAAAATATTCGTAAAGTATGGGACAAATATAATGTTTGAGAAGATTACTCCAGAAACATACGAAAAGATGAACGAAGAGTTTGAAGAAGAAGGTCTTGCCTTCCGAATTATTGTTCCTACTCAAGAAGAGATTGATGACTGGCGACAACGTAACTAAACTGAATATCACCAAAAACCTGGTAGAAAAGATTGCCGAACTTCTAAATGCAGAAGTTCATTATTCTTATCTACTTAATCATAAAGGTGAGGAGAAAAGAAAAATTTCAATTATATACAAAGAAGAATGAAACAAGCACTTGTATATTCAAATGGAAGTCAAGAATCTGAAAGAGCAAAGATGGTTCTTGAAGCGTGTGGTCAAGAAGTAAAAGAGTTTTTGCTTGGTGCTGACTTTAGTGATAGACAGTTTCGTGCCGAGTTTGGTAGTGAAGCAGAGTATCCTCAAGTTGCTATTGGTCTTAACCATCGTGGAACACTGAAAGAAACTCTCAAGTTTATGAGTGACAATGGTATGTTCCTTTAAAAAATATTAAATTGTATCATAAACTACAAAACCACTTGACTATATAATTCATAAGGTCTATAGTAGACCTACGTTCATCCAATGGTATCTTTACTGTTGGCTTTCACCTTAGCCCATCACGATGCGTCACCTTATGGGTGGCATATGTCTTGTGAAAGGTTTTTACAACTAAGAGTTGAGACATCGATGCGAGACGACATTGACCAACGGTCAAAGTGGAATCTCATCCAGTATTTCAAATCTAAAGTTGGTGGTGAGTGCAGCGGTACATTTACTTAGGACGCAAGTAAGTCGCGGAACGGAGCGTTCATCCCATGATTGATCTATTACTTTATTCGGGTATCGCCTGTGCAGATGCTGATGCTATTGTTCTTCGGATCAAACAGCATGAGACTCTGAAAACAGAGTGGAAACTCGAACTGGTAGAGACCATTAAGGATTCCACACCAGAATGTCCATGGGACGCAAACGACTGAAGGAACGGGGCAAAAATCCCTAGTATTTCAGGAGTAAACTTATGAACACCCTTCAACTTATCAAGAAGCAGATCAACAAAGCATCTGCTGTTCACGATGCACAGATCACTCACACCGCATATCGTGGTGTAAAGTGTGAAGTTCATAAAGCAGATAAGGAGTCTCATGGCACCTTCTGCTATCGTGGTCGCACCTACGTTAAGTGAAGTCATGGAAGCACTACAAATCGCAGGGTTAATTACCCTTGGTTGTGTTGCAGGCATGTCGCTACTATACGGAGAAATAATTCTCCTCAGCAAATGAACGAGAGGGTTGCAAAACCCTCTTTTTTTGTGTATAATTACTTCTGTGTGCGTCTATTATATGGACAAAGAGAAACTAAAACTAATCGTAAGAAATTTAGAGTCACTTGTTGAGTGTCTTAAAAGCGAGGTGTATTCAGACACAGAATCATATCTAGAGTATGATAAGATTGCACCACTTATCTCTGACTATGATGAAGTATTTTCCGATGATGATGGGTATCCAGACTAATGTATGAAGAACTAAACTGCTTTGAAGAAGCACTAAAACATTTTGGCACAAGAGTCGAGGTTATCTGCGCTATGGAACTTGGTGGCAGAATCAATCCTGAGGATGCCTATCAGATGATTAAGGAAGAAATGAAAGAAGTCAAAAAGTGTCGTAAGAAATTTATTAAACAAGGGGAATGTGAATGATTAATAGTGCTAAACTTATTTCTGTGACGCCTGATGCAGAAAAGCATATGGCATATTGTGCAAGAGTGAGCAATCCAAATAACCAGGACAATGAAAAGTATGATGGGTTGTTGAAGTATTGCATCAAGCATCAGCACTGGTCTATTTTCGAGCAAGCATTTATGACTCTGGAAATTAATACTACCAGGGGCATAGCAGCTCAAGTGCTCCGGCATCGTTCGTTCACATATCAAGAATTTTCGCAACGCTATGCAGATTCATCTCTGCTGGGTTTCGATAAGATTCCTTTGCCTAAACTGCGTCGTCAAGATACTAAGAACCGACAGAACTCTATTGATGACCTAGATCCATTTGATGTTCAGAATCTTGAACTTCAGATGCAGACTTTGTTTGATTCTTCTATGGCATTGTACGAACAGATGCTAAAGCGTGGAGTCGCAAAGGAGTGTGCCCGGTTTGTGCTTCCACTCGCCGTGCCCACAAAAATGTATATGACCGGTTCTGTAAGATCGTGGATTCATTATATCGATCTGCGTTCTGCTAATGGAACCCAAAAAGAACATATGGATATTGCAAACTCCGCCAAAGAAATCTTTTGTGAGCAGTTTCCTGCTGTTGCTACTGCTCTTGAATGGATTTCATAAATATTAACATACCACTCATTTAAACTATGCCGACTTATAGATTTGAGAATACAGAAACGGGTGAGATATTTGAGAAGTGGATGTATATGGCAGAGAAAGAGCCATATCTGAAAGAGAACCCACATCTCAAACCACTTCTTCCGACACAAATGAACGTTGGAGAGGTTGGAGATTGGGCTAACAAACTCGTCAAACAAAAACCTGGTTGGAATGAAGTTCTAACAAGAGCATCTAAAATGCCAGGAGCAAACGTTAAGCCTATTACTTGATTTTATGCCACGTAAAAGAGTAGACAGTCCAGTAGTTCCGTTCGGAATGAGTAACAAACAAATGAAAAGAAAAAAACCAATCAATCTTGATCTTGCGAAAAAGATTGAACCTCTCACTAAAAATCAAGAAGAACTTTTCCGTTGCTATAAACTGGACCAAAACTTAGTTGCTTATGGTGCAGCAGGAACAGGAAAGACGTTTATCACCCTCTACAACGCTCTCAGAGACGTTCTGAGTGATAAGTCGCCATATGATAAGATTTACATCGTAAGGTCTCTTGTAGCGACTCGTGAGATTGGTTTTCTTCCTGGAGACCATGAAGACAAATCTTCTCTTTACCAGATTCCATATAAGAATATGGTGAAGTATATGTTCGAGATGCCTACGGATGCAGACTTTGAGATGCTCTATGGCAATCTGAAGACTCAAGGAACTATTTCTTTCTGGTCTACATCGTTCATTCGTGGAACCACGCTCGATAATGCAATCATTATCGTTGATGAATTCCAAAACTTGAATTTCCACGAACTTGATAGTATAGTTACTCGTGTTGGTGAGAATACAAAGATTATGTTCTGTGGTGATGCTACACAGTCTGACCTTACAAAGACGAATGAGAAGAATGGAATCTCTGATTTCATGAGAATTTTGAGAGCAATGCCATCGTTTGATGTCATTGAGTTTGGTATTGAAGATATTGTCCGTTCTGGACTCTGTAAAGAATACCTTGTTGCAAAAACTGAATTGGGTTTTTAATGTTTAATCATATTGATTTGAATCTCCCGTCTTTGGAACGCGAAACCATTGACGGGGTTCGTTATTATAAAGTACCAGGAGAAGAAGGACTGAAGAAGTTAGTTTCTATCACTTCAGTCACTTCTCATTTTAATAAAGAAAAGTTTGCTGCTTGGCGTAGGAAAGTTGGCGAAGAGAAAGCCAATAATATTACACGCAAGGCAACGAGTCGTGGCACAGATATGCATACTCTTACTGAGTATTATCTGAAAAACGAAGAACTTCCTACAGTACAACCAATTTCAGAGCATTTATTCAAGATTGCTAAACCTGC